AAGGGCTATCCCATGAAGCAGCTACAAAACTTTGAGCACCTAGATTATAAATATAATCAGGTTTATATTTTTTAACTACATTATTAACATTATGGAATTCATTTAAATCCATAAGTACAAATTTTAATTTAGGATTATCATATATACCTTGTTCTTTATACTTCCAGATAGTATTTGATCCACTTCTTCTTGAACCCACTATAACTGTGTGACCTTTCTCTAAAAGAAATTTACTAAGCCATAATGTATCCTGTCCATCACCTGTTATTAAAGAAATTATTTCATTACTCAAATTGTTTATTCTCCTATCAACTTTGAAATTTGTTCTGTAAATACTTTAGGGCCAAATTTCTTAATTATATCAATATCGTTATTATTAGTATATTCATAATATTCTTCTTTACTATACTTCCATGCTTCATAACATTCTTTTAAATTCTTTACAATGTCTTTTATATATGGAACTGCGTATACAGAATTGCCTTCATAATCATACTGAGCCATTCCTTGAGCAGTATCCAATATATAAGCTATAGATTTATTACCTCTAAACTTTCCTGTTTCTTTTGTAGATGACCAATCAGTATAAATACAAGGTAATCCAATCATACCAGCTTCAACTAAAGGAAGACCATATCCTTCTCCTCTTGAAGGAAATAATAATACAGAAGCTTCATTATATAAACTATAGATATCATCCTTACTGAGATTACCCGTGACTTCATATATTTTAGCATTCATCTTTTTTGTGTTTGTACTTACTAAATTTGAAATCAAATCAGATGCAGGTAATTCTTTATCTGATAAAGGATGATACTTTAATACCAGTCTACAATCTTTATATTCAGATAGAGCTTGAACAAATCCGATTATAGCATCTTCCATTCCTTTTCTTTTTGTATACTGTCCCATATAGAGAACATTAAATACATCTTCTGTTTCTTTTTTAGAAATACTAATTTTATACTTTTCATAATCTTCTTCAAACACAGGACAATAGATAAGATGATTTTCTTTATTGAATTTTTTAGTTTCATAATTTATCATATCAAATACAAACTTTGAAGGTGAAATAAATCCTGTAAAGATATCAGATTGCCATAACCATTTCCATTTAGAGGGCGTAGGGCTTGTTTCCCAAAAGATATGAATATATGTTTTATCACATATAGATGAAACATACTCCATATTTTGTTTAAATATTTTATTTTCAAAAGAGGATGGATGTACGAGTAGTATGCACACATCAAATCTTTGATTTATTCTATTTAAATTTCCTGAAGCAAGAATATTTATATTGACATATTCAACTTCTATACTACTCATATTATCAAACATTCTTTTAAATGATTCAGCTACAACTCCATACCCCCCATTCTGAGCTACTACAAATTCTTCATAAGGGGATATGTATAATATTTTTTTCATTTATTTTATCCTTTAAATTTTTTAATAATCCGCTTCGGAAAAGAGTCATGAATGCAATCAGTAGACTCAACGCCGATATTGTTTATTTCTTTCATAACCAGAGCGAATTATTATTTTTAGTAAGAAGTCTTATACAGTATCTATTTCTTGAGAGTCTTCAATATTCTCATTACCAGAATCCATCTCTTTTGTCTCATGGGCGCGAAATAAAAAGCTTTTCAATTTCCACACTTCAATGTCTAAACTTTCCTTTCTTAAACAGACCCCCTCTGCCGGAACAGAATTACGACACATGGTACATTTCTTTTCAAGATATTTTTCTTGTAGCTTAGATAGAAAGTTTTCATGCCAGTGATTTTCTGTATCTAAATTAAATAAGTCTTTAGCATATCCATAGTAATGAAGAGGAACAGCTTTTAATCCATTCTGTTTACACCAATCCTGAACTTGCTTCATACTCCATTCAAAAGCTACCCCACTTTCGTTGGTAGTCGTGATACGGTATATATACTTTTCATGTCTACCTACTTGACATCCATAATCAAATTGACCTTGAATCATTTTTCCTTCTGATAAGTATCCAACGATTTCATAATAGATTGTCATATCTTTCTGAATAAAAGGTTTGAGTTCATCCATTCCAGTTTTCCAAATATCTTCTGAGTAGAAATGAGTCAACTTATCTTCGTATAAATACTGATTTTTTATGACTCTTCTGGAACTCCAGATGTGGTCGTATTCAAATTCATTTACTTTAGCTCCAATCAACTTAGCGAGTTTATCTTTCCATGTAAGTTTTCTATTACATAGAATATAAGATGCGATGGCCGAGGTACCATGAACTTTTTCTGTTATGGAAATTATGTCATCAGGATTTATCATAAGCATATTCTTTGCAAGCTGGGCAGTATCGATGTGGAAGCGAAAGATGTCATCTCGGAGTTTATTAAATCTTTTTACTTTAAGACTCTTTTTATCTTTTTTAGAATTTGGTGCTCCTTGAGTTTTAGATTTAATTATATACTTCTCACAAATCATTTGTCCATCAATATGATCAAAGTCTGTTCCAATAGGTATAGAAGCAGAGGCTACAAATTTCTCAAAATTATTTTTAATATCGGGAATGCTAGCTAAACTATGCATAGGCATAAAGAATCCATCAGACTTAAATCCTCTAAGCTTCATTGCTCTAATTCTTCTATTTTTTTCAAAGAACCCTGATTTATTTTTATCTAAATTTAATTCCTTGTCTCTATAAAGATTATTTATAGATAAAAAATTATTACTAAGTGCTGTTTCTGTTGGAAAATATATACCAACATCCCCAATTTTTACGTCCTTACTGATTATTACACTACACCCAAATATTATAGAACTTTGGATATTATCACATCCTTCTAATTGAATAAGATTATTAATTTGTATAATACTTCCAACATAGTTTTTATTACCCTTAATTTCAAATTTCATACCTTCTCCTTATTTATATATTCAAAAGTCCATCCTGATAATTGAGCATACTTATTTTTTAAACACATACTTATACTACCTCTATCTAAGGAATGTTCTATAGCAAAATCAGTAATAACTTTAGAATAAAAAATGTCCCCTTGTAAATATTGACAATTTTCACAATATACTTTTTCCACTTATTTTCTCCTTTCATTTTTTATTTATAATATATAGAAAAATTTGCTAAAATTAAACTTTTATTTTATCCTTATTCTCTGGTTCTTTACGAAATGCGTATTTATGTCCGAATCCTTTCTTCTCAGCCATACTCTCGTTACTTATTTCAATAAGTACGGGAGCATTTACCCCAAGTACTCCACTAAGGTACATACTGATATCTTGAAAGGTTGTAAAGGCATCTTTAACTCTGTAAAATTGATATTTACTTAGATCAGGATTTATAGTAAGATTTGTTTGATACTTATCCTCTCTATCGTAAATAATAAAACAAGGAGTCTTATATCTAAAAAATATTTCTTTTAATTTATCTTGATTATCTACTTTAAAATAATCAGTCTCCCTTTCATACTTACTTCTTTTTCTTGTATAATGTTTATGTTTATGACTTTTAGAATATTCCGTTTCTCTTTGAAATTCACTTAACTCTTCTTGATTATAACAAATATATAAAATCTCTTTGTCTGTATCAGAAGGGTATATATGTTCTTTCCATTTAATTATATGTCCTCTATAAAGAGTACCACAGAAGCCTATTATAAAACTTTTAACATGACTTTGTTCTACATCTTTAGCAGGATGCTGTAAGATATATGGATAAGTTTCTCGTATATAGAATCTACCTTCGGAATCAAAATGATCTATTAACTTAATATTGACATCTTCGGGATAATCTTTATTACGAATATAAACTAATTCTTGATCTTGTCCATAAGATTGAACTCCATCATAGTAATCTTTAAATTTAGATATAATTCTCATTTTGAAACTATACTTCCCATTGCTTCATTATTATTTCAGCTACTTTTTCAATCACTTCAGGATTTTTAATAGTATTAGGAATTTGTTTCTTAATCTCTTGAATTCTTTCCTGTCTTGTCATTCTATTTCTCCTTATTTAATTATATAGAAAAGTTTGGAAGAATAATTTAATTCTTCCAAACTTTCTGTTTTAAAAATTATTACCAAAATCTAGCGTTAGAGGTGCCATATAAAAATCCCCCATCTGCTGTATAGTCATAATAAGAACCTAATATTTTTATACCCGCAGCTCCTTGTTCTACAAATATTGTTTTTCCTCTATGAAGCGTACCTTCAATAAAGTCCTCACATATCTTATATCCATATAAAGTACCTATGTTCCAACTATGGGAATTACTATCTAATAGATTAGGATTTGAATAATTATAAAATCCATTATTAAGGGTTTGAATAACCGGTACAGGCTTTGTAGGTAAACTAGATATCTCAGTAACAATACCATTTACTTGCTTATAGTGTTTAATAATATTATTAGATTCAAAACCCAGAGAAAAATAAAGTGTTTTTACTCCATCAACCGTAATACTAAAAAATTCTAGAATATTATTAGATATATTATTCGTAGTTACTCCAAGATGAGACATAGATACCTGGAGTGAGGCTAAACTATCTAATTTATTATCTTTCATATACATTATACTCGATGCATTTCTTATATACCAATCTACCCCAGAGTAAGGTATAGGTGAAGCAGTAAATATTTTAATGGTTATATCCACTAATCCTCTTTGAGCTAATACTTGAGATTTAACATTTGCAAGATTAGGACAACTACCATATTTTGCAATGATATTAGAAGTTACTGTTGCTGTATTCACTAGAGTGAAAGAAGAATCAAGCATAGATATATCTATATTTCCATCCTCTAAGTCTAAAGATAAATCAGTTAATAGTTTAGATACTTCTGAAGCTGTTCTATTTTTACATATAGCACTAGATAGAAATAATAATTGTGGATTGTCAACTGCATTTATTAAAGAGGGATCTACAACTCCCCATCCTAAATTATTATAAAGTGAGGTAACAGCACTTGTAACTGCATCATCAAAATCAACATCATCCTCTAAAAGTTTTATAACTCTATATCTTATAATATGAGTTAAAATATTGATATTCCAAGTTGCTTTATTACTGTCTAGTAAACCATATAATATAATTTTATTGTTCGTAGAAGCATCGTTTTCGTTAAAAAAATATCCCTCTGCTTCAACATCTATCATATCCTTTATTTTAGAACTTTTAATTATGTAACTTCCTTTATCATCAGTGGTATATGTTTTAAAGCATAGTCCCGAATAACCAGTTAATACATTCCATTCTGATGCAATAACTCTAGACCCTCTTTGCAATGCCCCTTTTTCGATTGTACCTTGAAAAGTTACCGTAGTCCCGGTATCTACTATTGGGGTATTATTTACATAAGTTACTGTTGATTCCCCAGAACCTCCTCCTGAACATGCTACAAATGCAGATAGAATAACCATACAAATTAAACTTTTTAAACTGTTCATTTAAATCCTCCGTTTTTTAAATTTTTTATGTATCATAAAATAGAAATATCTGAGAGAATTAAACTATTTTTCTCTCAGATTTTTCTATTTCATATTCGATTACTGCTCTTCATTACCCAGAATATATCTTAATCTCTCGTTACCACTTTTAACAAATATCAATTTAAACATAATGGAATTTGAGCTGATTCGCTTAATAGTATAATAGAATTTATTACCTTCCATTTTAATAGTTGTTACTTTAAGACCCTCTTCATCAATGGCTGTAGTCACTGCTTTAATCTTTTGGGGTATATCATCAATACCTACAAGAGTAATTTGATCGGCTTCTATTACTGCCGCTATTCTCATATCTCCATTTGTATATTCATCACTACCCCATGTAGACATCCCCAACAATTTCCAACTTGTTATGTAATCTACATCTAATATACTTACTTCTTTTGCATAACCAACTACTACTATAAACATCAATACTGTACTCATTACTAATTTTTTCATCTTATTTCTCCTTTTTTATTTTTTTTAATAGACTTAATTGCATTTGTAAATTGTTTACTGCTTGTTTCCCCTCCCCAATGCTTTAAAAGTTCTTCCCTATTTAATTCTACAAATTTAACTATATCTTTCAAGTCATTTCCTGTAATAGTTATCTTACCTTTTGTATCTTTAATTTTAGGGGTTCCCCATATCATAACTGATGCTGTACCCTCTGCATTAGAGATTTTAATTCTAGCATTATATCCCTCTCTACCAGATTTAGTTGAAATCCAAACTTTAAATTTTAAACCAGTATCTTCTGGAAAGAGATTAGACATCTCATACAATCTTCCATAGTCAAATACTGATTTATACTCTTTAGTCACAATTTACTCCTTTTTTAATTTCTTTCTATAATTATAATATATAGAAAAAACTTAAAAAGTTAAACTTTTTATTAAAAAAATTACTAAAAAAGTGTAAAAAAATCGACAATAAAAATCCTCTCTCATTTCTTCCTTTATATAGGTTATAAATGCAGAAATAGCTAAACTTATTAAAAATACTCCCATAATACACAACTCCTTTATTTTCATTTATTATTAGTAATTATTTTCTTTAAAAATTTTTTACTAATAATAAATGAAATTTATGGAAAAAGGGAAATTATGATTACACAGAGGTATACAAAATAATGAGTAGAACGCAAGTTTTAGAGCGCGATTTGAGTGGATTTATAAATACTCTTGTTGATGAGACAGGGGCTATGGTTTTAAATTCGGCTAAAGGAAAATCAACTCCAATGTATCTTCAATCTGAAGAGGATTGTTTAAGAGAGCTTGGAACACCTTCAGCATCCTATCCAGGTGTTTTTGAAGCTATTGCATTTACAAGAAGAGCACCTTTATGGGTAGCTTCTGCAATAGGAACAAATTCAGCCTATGGTGGAATTGATGTAGGGAAAGCAACAGTAACTGCTTTTGGAGTAGGAAGAACCCCTTCTACTTTTAGCTATGGATCAACTGCTAAAGGAGCTACTCATGCAGTAGGAACAGGAAATGGAGTTACAGCAACATTCTCAGGAACAATAACAAATATTCCAGTATCAGATGAACCTAACTTTAAAGTAAAAGTTAATGGAATTGAAAAAACAGTTACTATGGCTACAGGTGGTGCATTGTCTGGAGCAGATATTACGGCGGGTTCAGTAACTTTAGCAACAGGGGTATTCTCTCTTACTTTTGCAGGAGTAGCTGGAAGTTATGCTACAGTAACTACAGATGTAAATGGAGCATCAAGTTATAATTTAAGTGTTGGATCAACAGATAAGTATATTAAAATTATTATAGATGGTTCAATACAAACTCTTAATCTAGGGCAATCTGCAACAACTTTAAGAACAGCAGTTATATCAGCTATAAATGTAGCATTTGGTTATACTGCAGCTTCAGTTTCGGGGAACTTTATAAACATAGTGGGAAGAAATGGAAGTACATCTGGTAATATAACAGTAAGTGATCCAGCTACAGGAGATTCTGCATTAACAGCAGTATTTAGTTCTGGTGGTACAAGTCTTGCAAGTACAGGAACAAATCCAACTTTATCTATTCCTCAATATGGACGAGCAGTAACTTTTGATTATCGTTATACAGCAGATACTTCAACCACCGTATCCCATAGTTTCTTTACCACTTCTCCTTATACAGATGATCTAGCAGCTTCAGTTGCTTATGTATCAGGAAGTAAATTTACTCTTACTCTTTACAAAGTGGGATCAACGGGTAATTCACTTATACAAGCATATAATTATTCACTTATAAATGAGAAAGATGCGTTTGGAAAGTCTCTTTATTATGTAGATGTATTTGATGAAAATCCTTATGTAACTTTTAAATTAAATCCTGCTTATACAGCAACTCCTTATACAGTTAATTCAGCAGTAATAGCATTTACAGGTGGTTCTAGAGGTAATGATCCTGTAACAGGTGATTTTACAACAGCATGGAATCAATTCCAATATGCTAATAAGTATAAAGCTAAAATATTTATGGATTGTTATGGTACTCATGCAAATACTATAAATACCCTTATTCAAACTTATCAAGTATGGGGTCAAGGTATTACATGTGTTCCTCTTGGAGCAAGTGCTTCTCAAGCATTAGCGTTTAGATCAAGTTTAGCTCTTGATACTGATGATGTAGGACTTTATCACAACTGGGCAAAAATTCAAGATGATTATAATAATAGTTTTGCATGGATTTCAAATGTTGGTTCAGTTGGTAAAAAGTTTGCTTATATGTCAGATGTTTATGATGCTGCATCTCCAGCAGGATTAGATGAAAGTAATCATGGTGGTCAATTAAATGATTGGGTAGTTAAAGAAGTTGAAATTGATTATACCCAAGCAGAGCTTGATTCATTCTACAATAATCAAATCAACCCTATTATACTAGATCAGGCTTATGGTCTTATGTGTTATGGAGATCAAACTCTACAAGTAACAAATAGTGATACAAGTTTTGTTGGTACAAGACGAGTCTATAAGTATATGATAGAAGTTATTACAAAGCAAATACTTAGAAAACAAGAATTTAAAATCAACGATCCTCTTCATAGAATGATGGCTAAGGTTCAAACAGAAGAATTTGTAGAACCTATCAAGGCAAATGGATGGATTAGAGCCTACAAAATTATTTGCGACGCTACAAATAATACCAATACTGTTTTAAATAATCGTCAGTTCGTCCTAGATTTTTATTGCCAGATCACCCCAAATTCTCAGTGGGTTATTTTAAGACTTACTAGAATAGGGCAAAATATTTCAATTGAAAGTTTAACGGCTTAATAAAATTTTAGTAAGGGATGAAATATTCCCTTACTAATATTAGAATAATTTAGATAAATAAAGAGGTAAAATAAATGGCGATTTCAACAGATCAAATACTCTCTCTTGGAGACGACGCCCTAGCATCGCAGTTCTCAATTATATTTCCAAATGGTATTCCAGGTGGTGGTGATGCTAATGCAATATCTTTAAGATGTGATCAAACTTTCGATCCACCTGAAGATGTAGTAAACGTATATGAGATATTCAGAAAAGGATTTAAAATTCCTAAGACAGGTATGTTACAAGAAACTACAAAAGAATTTACAATTGATATAAGACTTGATCAAGCATGGAAAGTTTATGATGATATTAGAAAATGGTCTGATATGTCTTACGATCATTCTAATGGTACAGCTCTTCCAGAAATAATGGCAAGATCAACAGTGATAGTACAAGCAGAAGATAGAACTCAATCAGGTGTAAAAACTATTAGTTTTAAATATGCTAAACCTAAATCTGTTAAGATTCAAACATTTGATAACCAATCAGGTGATCCATTAAGAATCACTGTTATATTCATATATGTTGTAATGACTGTAGAGTAATTATAATATGGCTAT